TGCATATCCTATATAAATCATAATATCGGTATATATTTTTTCAAAACCAAAAAGCGGTTGTAAATGAAAATACATATACAACATTAAGCAAATAGAAGAGTATATCATGACGCCTTCATTACCAAGCCCTGAAGCGGATGCCGTAGCGAGTAGTGCAAATATTAAAATTGCTAGAATGGATACACCACCTACAAATGGATCGGTTTCTTTGTATGCTTTTTCATGTTGACTTATACTAGTTAACATTTTTTTAATGTATAGTTCATAGTATCCATCGGCGAGTTCAAAAACGCTTGCTTTTGATGCTAGCCAAAACATAATAGGAACATATAAGTAAATATAGTCTGAATATTTGGTTACGTTTTTTTTGGTATCAGTTTGTACTTTGTTATAGACATTCAAGAAATTTTTATTTATAAATACGACTAAAAATATAGAAAATGCTAAAAAAATAATTGTATTTATTTTATTAATAGTTATATTCATAAATATTGCAGATATACAGGTATTGCTATAATATAATATCATAATATAAAATCATGATATCATAATAATACTTTATAAGATATTTTATAAGATACTTTGTAATATACTATGATGATTTAACTTTGCGCGATGAACACCAAATAAGAGTTTCATCTGTTAAATATGCACCTACAAGATATTTATCATTTAAATCTGGATTTTCGCTTGAAAAAAAACTAGGTCGTATAATACTCCAATCTAATCTTGAATCAAATAGACCAACCTTTGTATATATAAATGCAACTAATGCACTACACCAGAATCTAGATATTTTTTGTGGATGAGGATCATTTTTAAAGTACGCTTCAATCCAATCGCGTATAACAATATCATATGGTTTATTATAAACTACTTTATGTATTTCTTCCATTTTTTCTTGTGTAAACGGATTAGCTGTATGATGTTGTTTCTTAGACTGTTCTATTTCACGTTTTGGTAAAATCGGTAGTATTGATGTTGATGACGAAGATGTTAATAATTGTGATGAATACGGTAGCGTAAGATAATGGTTTGGATTATAAAAGTTGTATATATTTTTTGTTATAAAATTGTAGCCATAATACATATAGTTAATTGTACCTTTTAAAAAACGTATTGGATTTATTAACTCTACAATATTTTTAGTTGTAGTTTTTATATTTGTACGTGTATAACCAGAATTTGGTAAATCATTTTCATCTATGTTATCCCGATGAATAGTTATATTTTTGTGATGGTTATTATCTTGGTTGTCACAGACTTCTTCGTTATATGAAACATTATGTATAGAAATATGCAATCTACGAAGATAAATTTTACCAAAATAAGTTTGTACAAATTCTAAAAATGGAGTAAGTTGAACTCCTATTTTTACTTTATTATCTTCAGCGTCGGGTATACTAGCAGTACCAGATTGCCAAACATATACACCAGTCACTGGTGGATCAGTAAAATTAGGGTCAACAACAATCATACCAGTATGTGAAAAATCGCTTGTAGTAGCATACTTTATTAACCATCCAAATAAACCTAATCCTTTTTGTTGGAGATTATCACAAAGTAATATATCTCCTGTTTTTAGTGTTTTTGATATTTCATCTAGATTGTTGGTTTGTGTTATTATATCAGCGCTATCAATATATGTAGATGTATTAGAATTTATATTTGTTGAAACAATATAATTATTGTTATTAAGTAAAGACATGCAAGTATAACTGTATTATATAATGAATATATATTTATTATATTTTCATTATTACATAACTATGGTATAATATATTTTCCAAAAGTATTAAAAATAGTTATCAATATCACTTCCAAACAACTCATTAAATGCTGACGATAGTTGTTCTATATAACAAGAATTGCTAGCCAATGAATTACACACATTTTCAGAAATAGCAATGGCTAATTCTACTCTACAAAAGAATCTTGAGAATTGTAGATTTTGTTTTTTTAATACTCTATTAATAAGAACTATTTCTTCACCTCCCATCATTCTATTTTCAATATTTATTGTTTTATTGCATATTTCGCAAATATTATCAATCAACATACTTTTATCTTGCTGACTTAATATATTTTTATTATCTGTATTAGGTTCTGTTAAATTTTCAACAATATAAGATGCAAGTTCATTACAATTTTTACTAACTAAAATTTTAAAAAATGTGAAAAATATATTTTGTTCTTCTCTTGTCATAGTACCTATAATTCCGTAATCTATTATACCTATTTTAAGTTTTTGTGTAGCATCCGAATCTTTTATAAAAATGACATTTCCTGAATGCAAATCAGCGTGATATATTGCATCATAAAATACGCATTTTAAATTAAATCGTGCTAATATTTTTGAGTATTCATCTTTGTCGTTGTCACAAATTTCTTCTATTCTTTTACCGTCTATAAAATCCATTATAACAACAGATGAATTATTTTCCGTAAAATATGGATATACTTTTGGTATCAAAATAGAAGACATATCTTTAAATTTTTCTGTAAATAATTGAATATTAGATAATTCATTATTAAAGTTCAACTGATTTAACATGATTTCGCGATTTTCTTCAAATAAGTCAGATACATTTAAATCAGATATGTATGGAAGTTTACTTGATATACGTATTAATAGGAATAGTTCATCCATTGATTTTTTAAATTTTTCAATAATATTTTTACGACGATATTTTATAATTACGCTTTTACCATTTAACTTACCTTTATATACTAATGCAATATTTCCTGATTTAATTGGTTTTTCACTATCTATTGTTAGTTCATCTCCATTTGTACGTGCAATATTTATCAAATCATATAGTCCATTAAAGTCAACTTCTGATGGATCATATCTAACGCTATCTGTGTATTCTATAAAATAATTAAATAATTCTTTATCAAGAATATTATTATTATTTGAAACAGCTTGAAATATTTTTGTGAAAAATATATTTTTACTAGATAAATGTGAAACAATATTTTTTATCATGTTATTATAGTTTTCTTTTGTTTTTTTTGATAATTTATAAATTAAAAAGTACTTGGTATATATTCCCAGACAACTAGAAATAAATAATGTATTTGATATTCCTGATCTAATAATGGGTATTAGTGAAGTAAAAAAATTATTTAATTTATATAAAATATTATTGTTAATATCATTTTCAATATTTTCTTTATCTTGAATTTTATCAGATGTTAGCTCTTCATTTGTCGGTAAAGGATTACTATTATTAATACGATGGTACATTATATAATAGGTAACAATATGATTTATAAGTTAATAATATATTATAAAAAATCTTTATATAATCTTTATATAGATATATTATATTTATAACATAAGTCAATAAATATAACACATATTATTAATGAGATTGTAAATTTAAAACAATACAATAATACAAAATAATGCGAAATAATAAATATATCATAATAATAAGTGAATATACAACAAAATGTTTTCAAATTTTATTGATATTTTATATACTAATTATTTTAATAGTAACTATTTGACGGCTATTGTAGCCGGAGTTTCAGCAAAATTATATGATGACATAATCGATAATAAATATTTAGAATCTTTTAAAAATGAAACATTATTAGAGGCATTAAAAGGAGTGCAGTTCATAACAACAACTAAGTTAAGTATCCAAGATCCTTTCTTTATAATCGTATATTATATAGGAAATTTTGCTAATTTTATAGGTGATAATAATAGTTTTAAAGATCCATATGAAAAGTCGTTATTATATTCTTATTTGTGTATATTTTTTTTACTTGATTATAAGAAAATTATATCAACAAGTGTATTTCAATATATTATTATTGTAATGTTCATAATAGGAATGTATCTTGAATCTAGAATTTACAGGTCAGAATGTTCGGCATTTAAATTACTTTGTAGACTAGGTAGTATTTTATCTATTATATTTATGTTGTATGTTTTTCCAAATGCTTGTACAACACTTAAATATTTATGGTTTACAATAATGGGTTATTTTCTTGTTTCGTGTGTAACACAATATTATTCATTATTTGTATTTAATGATTCAGAACATAAAAATAATGTGGAATATATAAAACAGGAAGTACAGGAAGAAAAAGAAATACAGGAAGAAAAAGAAGTACAAGAAGTACGGGAAGAAAAGGAAGTACATGAAGAAAAAGAAGTACAAGAAGTACGGGAAGAAAAGGAAGTACATGAAGAAAAAGAAGTACAGGAAGAAAAAGAAGAAGATAAATTAAAAATTAACTGATTCTATAAATTTTTTTAGATGAATAAACATTTTTTTCATAATAAGGCCTAAAATATTTTCCATGTAAATAGGCAAACTATGTGATAGGTCTAATTTAAAAACGTAATTTATATTTACTTTATGATTTGACTCAAAATTTACAATCATATTTGAGATACTTGTATTTACTTTTTCATAACCAGTTATCTCGGATAAATTGGGGTATTCTATGTCGTATCCTGTGTATATTTTTTTACCATTTTCTATTTTTTCAACTGATTTAATATACATATATTTTGGTTTTATTCCTAATTCTTTACCAAATGGTTTAAAAAGAAAAAGAACTTCGACTTCATGATCTGATAACCATTTTTTTATTTCTATTTTTTCAAAATTATCTTTATTTAGAGTATAAAGTAAACTGTACATATTTAAATTTATAATATCACATAAGTTTTTGTTTTTATTTTCTAAATAAAACTGTAGTAAATATAAATCAATATTTTTTTCACGTTTTAAATGTACATTTTCTTTTAAACAAACAGATTTAAAGTCATAGTTATATGTTTCTTTTTGATACAACTCATTGTCATCGTGACTTATTGAACTTTTTGAAAAGGATGTATGTTGTTTTTCTGCTATTTGAGTTTGAATTGACATTGCTAAAGTATATAAATAAAATTATAAAAAGAAAATAACTTATTAAATAAGATATTTATCTATAATATTGTATTTTGTTTATAATATTATATTTTGTTTATAATATTATATTTTTATAATATAATATGGTACAAAGAAATAAAACACAAAAACTCAATAAAAAAACTAAAACAAGTTTTCCATCACGTATATATTTATATTCTACGCCGAAGACTGCTCAACGTATGGCATATAAATATCTAGGTAAAACCGCAAAATTATACCCTGCGAGTAACCCAAACAAAAAATATAAAATATTTGATCCTAAAAATAATACATGGGTAAATTTTGGGCAAATGGGTTATGAAGATTATACCAAACATCATGATAAAAATCGCCGTAAAAACTATTTAACACGTACAAAATTTATGAAAGGTCACTGGAGAAAAAATAAATACTCTGCTAACAATTTAAGTAGAAATATTTTATGGTAAATATGTTCTCATCTTTGTATTAAATAATTAATAAAATAAAATATAAAAAATAATATTTTATTTTAGATTATTTTACATTATTTTATCTCAAAAATATTTTCGATATTTTTTATAAGATTAACTTTACTTAATACCATTTGTATATCTATTTTATGCATATTGATAAACTTTTGGGGGTTTTTTAAAATATATTCAATTGCATTTATATCAATATGCACATTCCCTGTTAAAGGTATTACATGATTCGGGAAATATTTTTCAATATTTGAACATCCCAAATAAATGGGAATAGTATTATAAATAAGAGGATTAATTATTTTTTCAGTAAAATAATGATCGTGAATTGTATTTTCAATAGCAATAGTAAACACGTAATCTTTACACATTTCTTCCATGGTAGTAAATTTTCCTTTTAAGTTTTTATTATTACCATATTCACTTTTATACAAGTCTGTACCATTTCCCCATATATCAATAGGTAGATTTTTCTTTAAAATATTTTGAACTAGTGCGTGACGATATATATGTCCATATGTTATATTTCTTGTAGAAACCATAATTGACATTAATTTTTTCTTAACCGGTAATTCGTTTAAATATTTAGGTGTATCGTAAAATAAAAATCCATGATGTCCTATAAAGGTAGATGATGGTAACCCTTTTGTTGATCCTATAAAGTATTTTCCAATATTGTTAACAGCATATTCTATAAAATTATTTTGTCTTATTTTTAAAAATGGTAGTTCCGGAGGCTCTTGTGCAAATCCGATAACATTTCGTTTATCGACGTGTAATTTTTCAGGAGATATACAGTTCAGTATAATAGCATGAGTGTATGATTCTGTACATGTAATATATATTTTATTCATTTTTCCATAATACTCAATCTCGTCAACCATGCACATTCTTTCATAATTACTTTTACATATATATGAATTACAAAACTCGCTAAAAAATTTAATTCTAATATATTTTGATTTAATATTATTTATTGCATTTATCATTTCTTCCGACGAGTAACATTCGTCATACTGTTTAACTATATTTAAGGAACTATGTTTTACCAAAATATCATTTAAATTATACATACATCCTTGTTGTACAGCTAATTGAACCCATAATAGATTCAGTGCATATTTACATTCTAATGGTTTAAAATATTCTAAAATAGATTTTTTAAATACAACAGTTGAATTTATAAATGGATTTGTATTAAAGATATTTGTTTTATACAACTCTTCTACAGGGTTATTTGAAACATGATCACGGGTTTTATTATTTATTACTTCTGTATAAATACTTTTACAACCTAATACGTCAATTTTTGGATAGTCTATTAGTGTTTTTGCTTGTTTTTCTAATTTAATAGGAGCCCATATATCTCCTAGTTCCATAATTGCAATATAATTATATAAACATTCATTATTTGCTACACGCAATAAAACACTACCATATGATTTTTCATCTGAATAGTGCAACACTTTAATTTTTTTAGGTTGGTTATTGTCTACAGATTCTTCACTTGTCTCATCGAATGAATTATATTTCTTCATTAGGTTGGTAATATGTTCAGTAATTTCTGTATCATAGAAAACAATAAGTAGTTCCCAATTATCATATTTTTGATTTATAATTGAATCTATTGATTCTGTCCAATTAGTATTGGAATTATTAGTACAAGCGATGATTGAAAACATTATTGATATATATAATATAAAATTTTTAATATATAATTTTTAATATATAATATACAATAAACGTAATACAATAAACTTAATACAATAAATTTAATTTTTTTTTTTACAAAAAATTTTTGTATACTTGATTGGATGAAATATAGCACCCCAACTTCTTTCAATATAATGACCAACTTCTGGATTTGAAGAATTACTTAATTGATTTTTAAGATTAGCATATCTTGCTATTGGGTGTTGTAAAATATCTCTTTTATCAATAGAAAAAATACCATAATAACAAAAATTAGTAACTTTTTTATTTCCAAAACAATAGTTAAACCAATTACCATAAGGGCGTATTTTACTTAATTCAAGTTTTGATTCGTTATTTATTTCTAAATTTTTAACACTACTCGAAGCCCAGTTATCTAATTTAAACTCATTAAATATATTTTTAATACTATTTGTAGATTCTCCTAAAAAAATAGCAGTTTTATATTTTTTAATTCGGTTTAAAATTTGTATTGCTATTTCTTTTTTATTTGTTAGTTCTAACGAACCAGGAAAAAATACAATAATATCTGCCAAGTTATTGTAGTTTGTAACTATATAATTTAAATAAGTCTCACTTTCTCTTCCAACATTATTAATATTTATAATTTGTTTTACATTTGTTTTTTCAAAATTATCATTGATGCCTTTATTGTAAACGACATATTTAAACTCATTAAATGTATTTTCTGTTGTCCAACTAAGATCTTCGTTGTATCTAGAAACTATAATTTCTATATTGCTCATTATTATAATATATATATTATAGTGTATATTATAGTGTATATTATTATTTAATAATATAAATTACATAAATTATATTATCAAGAAATAATATAAATGAACTTTGATTACATATTAACTCAGCCTGCATTTGTTATACATATAGAAGAATATTGTGCAAATAGAACAGAATTTTTCAAAAAAAATATTAAAAATGCTGGATATACAAATATGCAAATTTTTGAAGGCGTTAAAGCAAAAAATAAGAATGAATTAGATAGTTGTATTAATGAATTTAATAATATAAAGCTACACGAGCATTTGGGATTTGGACAGATGGGTTGTTTATTATCACACTTAAAATTGTATAAACATATAGTTAAAAATAATATATCTATTTGTACTATTTTTGAGGATGATGTTTTTTTTCATCCTGATTGGAAAAAATTATCCCATATGTATTATAATTATACGCCAAAAAACTTTGATATTATTTTTATAGGGAATCAAATAAATGAATGTGCAAATATAAATAAAGTACCAAATATAAACACATTATCTACGTATTGCACTCATGCTTATATTATTACGATTGAAGGAGCAAAAAAATTATTAACATATTTATTAAATTGGGATTATAATACAATTGATGTTCAAAAATATGTTGGTCATCCTTTAACAGGATTATTTTGCATAGATATAATGATTAAAAATATACAAGAAAGAATGAATAAAAAAAAATTAAAAAAAAATATAAACTGGTACTGCTGGAACGGAACTAGATATCCATGTGATTATAATATATTACCTTTGAAAGGAATGAGAGTAAGAAATACTGGTTTAGTTTTCCAATCTGATAAATTTGAATCATTAGTGACACAATATAAAAAAGAAAACTTTACTGATGAAGAAGATATAATATTACCATGTAGTTCAATACATATTTTTTTGGCTAAATGTGACGATTTAGATATTACAGAAAAACTAATAAATATAATTAAATTATTTGAAAACAGTAAAGAACAAGTAATAATAACAAAAGAACATTTGAATAAATACAATATATCTTTAAATTTTAAGGTAATAACTATATCGTATAAATATGATACTTAATAATTATATATACTTAATTAAACTATTTATATATTCTGGACTAAATACTACTATTTTTGAAGAACAGTCTAATACACTATATGATATTATAAAATTATTATCACATGATAACTCCATTCCAATACAAAATTCAACAATACTATTTTCAAACTTAAAAATATTAGAATATCCTAGTAAATTCATATTTTTATCAAATACCACAAAATTATGATCATAACTATTTTTAACACCCGAAATAATATTATTTTGTTGATGAACTATAAACCATATTTTATTATCATACTCAATACCATTTGTTGATCCCCGAAATTGTTTAAAATCAATTGGTACATTATCAATTGTTTTAATTAAATTTAAAGTTTGTTTATTATAATCTATTTTACAAATATAAATAGGATACCATTTATAAATTATATTTAATTCATTATTATTATTAAAAAATACCCAATTTTTTTCCCACACATAATCAGTTTTAAATGATGGGTTTATTATCAATGGATTGTAGTTATTACCTATACTATATTTGTTTGAAACAATTTCTATTTTATTATTTAATGGATTATATAATGATCCTATGAAATATATTTCTTTATTAAAGTTAAACAATCTAATATCTTCGATTCCGACGTATTTACTACTATAACTGCGAGGTAATAAGTGTTTAAAACTCATTGTATTAAAAGATTTATCCATAATTGCGATTCTATTAATTGTAATACACATAGTTTTAACTCCGGAATTACTATTTTGACCAATTTTATTCAAAATATAATTTGTAAATCTTGTATTAATTATAAATAAATTTTCATTATTTGGGTGTTTTATTATAGATGAAGATGATGAATTAAATAAAAATAAGAGTGAAGATTTTTTAAATATAGCAAGTGTATTGTAAATATCGCTAATATTATTTATTTTATGTGTGAAACTAGAAGAAATATTTTTAAAAAATATCGATTTATTGACTATATTTATATTGGGTATTTTGCGAATATATTTTTGTACTACTGTATAGATCATATTTTTTACATCCTTTTTATCTGTATCTAATAGCATAAAATTTAATATAATATATATAATATTTTATATTAGATTTATTTACTCATATATTTTATTAGTTGTACCTATTTTAAATATCAAGGCTAATTGTATTTTTTTCCGATTTTGGTTTACGTTTTGTACGATTTGGCATGTTATCATTTTGCAATTCTTTTAATTCTGTTATACTAATAGTACTACCTTTATCTTCTGATGTAGCATTTGCAGATGATGTATTATTATTTCCACTGGAAGTACCAGGATTTGATGCATTAGGTATATTTACAGTTTTTGTCTTAAGTCCAGATAAAATATTGCTTATATCCGAAGGTCCCTTCATTTCAGGACGTGGGTTCTGTGGAAGTGGAGGAGGTGCGCCTCGTGTCTGTTTTGATTGAAAAGGATTAATATAACTATCTGATAAATTTACACCATCATTCATGTTACCTCCTCTTCCAAAATTCAAGTCGGGGCGATTTGAAATATCTCCTTCTCTTCTTGGAGGTGGGATAGAATTAGGACCTTTTGTCGCTACGGGTGGCGGCGGAGGGCGTTGATTATTAAAGTTGCTAGACATAGATGCTCCGCCACCGCCCATCATGTCACCCATAAAGTTTCCAAAGTTAGGAGAAGATTGCGACATAGTATTTACTGCTGCTTGTGTAAACTGTTTCATAAGTTCAGGGTTTTGTCTCATAATATCGTCCATACCCGGCATAGCAGATTTAAACATTGTATTTGTCATATGAAGCATAATTGCACTTCCTCCAAGTTGAAAAAGTAACTTTAATTCGGGTGCCATTTTTGCTTTTGATTTATATTTCTCATGTAATTCAGCAAATATTTCATCATAATCGTCCACGTTCTCGTTAATTTGCTCAGACCATCCATCAAGTTTCAAATCAAATGGATCAAATTTATTATTCAAAAATTCAATACCTGTAATTGCTGTCATAAGCAACTTCTGTTGAAATTTAATACTGTTCTTTTTCTCTCTTTCTTCTAAATGTGTTTCATATTCACCTTTCATCTCTAATAATGAAGACTCCATTGTATACTTCTTTGTCAGGCGAATACCTTTTGTTTCTAATTCTTCTAATTTCTGAAGAATTTTAAATTTTTCTCGCAACAGTTCCTCTTTTGTCATTTGCGGAGTATTGTCTAAAGGTGCATCGGGGTTCATGGGTACATTACTAAATTTTCCAAAACCATCCCATGTCTTTTTATCGGGATCTGTATTTGCAGTTGATGCACCAATACCGCTTGTATTGTTACCACCGCCACCGCTACTTCCTAAATTAAATTTATGATCAGAAAATCCTCCATCACTTTGATCGTCATTATCATAATTGTTAAGTTTAATACCTCCCCCACCAAAAATGTCCGATTTAAAATTTTTGGATACCTTGCTGGGACCATGACCCATAGAGTCGCTTAATTCATTCAACTCGTCCTCTAATTCATTCAAATCCTCAATATCAATGTCTCCTCCGCCACCGCCGCTAGATTTACCACCAGATTTTAATTTATCATTCATTAATAGTTCTAAACCACCACCAAAATTTACAGATTTAGTACTTCCTCTTCCACCACTTTTTCCACCACCCATGAAACTATTATCAAGTTCTTGCAAATCTCCGATTTCTATGATTTCGTTAGTCATATTATTTATAAACTAGAATTTTAATTTTAAGTTTGTGCGTATTATAAATATATTATTATAAATATGTTTAATACTTTTAATAATATATTCAATAATAGACTCAATAATATATTAAATAATCTATAACATCTACTAAATTATGATATTTATTATTCATCAATGCTTATCATATTTTTCACTGTAAGATAATATATTCCTTGTAAAAAACAATCAGCTAAATCATCCTTCTTTTTATTTTTATCCAACATTCCTCTATATTCCTTAAGTTGAGGTAATTTTTCTAAAAGTTCTTTTGTTACCTCTACACTTTCTAATTTACGTTCTGTATAAGTTGTTTTCTTCTTTGTCATAAACATTTTTAATTTATTTGAAGCAGAAATAAATTCTATACATGGAACATCTTTCATAATAAAATATTGTGCTAACATACCTTGCAATGTCTTCATTCTACTTGCAATTGTACTAATCTGATTTTCAATTATTACTATATCTATTTTATATTTCTGAATATCTCCCAGCCCTCCCATATTGTTCTCATGAGAATCGTGTACATTGTTTTGTTTAACTACGAACTTATCTAACTCTATCATCATATTTTTTCCAAGTGTTAATAAATCGATCTCATTTGCACGTATATTTTCTATTGGTTGAAGATATTTTGCATTCAACTCATGTTGAATAATATCCAATAACTGTTCTTTATTATTTTTTTGTCGTTTTGTTTCTACTTGTATTATTATATTCTCATCATTATTATCAATATCGTTAGCATTATATGTATCTGAATTATTTAATGTAACAGCTTGTTTTATATTATATTTTTCAATAATTTTTTTTATATCTACAAGTTTTTGTTTTTTTATTTTTTTAATGTCTAATTCACTAGGAGGAACTCTAAGAGTACTACATTTTTTTGCATGTTTATTGCAATAATATCCAATAGATGCACATTCAGTGTTTTCGTCATCAGAATTTACAGTAATTTTACAATATTTTGCATCATCTTTACAGTTTTCGGTACATCCATTATTGCATTTATGCACTATAGGAGAACATAAATTTATTACTTCCCATTTTAACACTTTGAATTTATTTAAATCATTAGATGCGTTATCCGAATCTACTTGAAATAAACAATATGCTAAATTTTTCATTCCTACATCAAAACTAATAATTGTTTTCATACTTTTATATGCTATTGTGTATATAATAAAATAATTTTTATTATATAATTTAGTATATTATATAATTTAGTATATTATATAATTTACTATATTATTTGATATATATTATTTTTTTATATACTTAGTTTTTGGTACACGTCTTGTTCCATGTCCATGTTTCTTAACAGACTGTAATGCCATCTTATATGCTTTGCTTGTTTTATGGTTACAGCCACTATCTAGTATATTAAAATCAACTGCTGCGGATTTACCTCCTGTTATTGAACTTGCTAATCTTGCTCTTCCCCACGAATGTGCTGTCTGGTTTGGTCGACTACCTGATGAAAAATACGCACCACGCCCTTTTTTCTCTATATGATTAAGTGCGTTAATACTGCAGCCTGTTTTTTTTGCCAATTCGTTTGATGCATATATATCTTCAATACCATATACTTTTCTTGCTTTTAATACATGTTTAGATACTTTACTAGTAAATGAATTTATTTTTTTCCTAGTATAATATTTATTTTTTTTATATAACTGTCTAGACTTATCAAGTTCATTCTTTTCAACTATAGCATCTTTTCGTGTTAATCTTTTTGGTAAATATCTTAATGAGTAATATTTTTTATTATTTTTTGTTTTATTTTTCATGATTAAATTACAATAATGTTTTTTATACTTATTATATAACTATATAATATATAATAGTTTTAAACTCTAAACTACAATGAAAAAAATAAGTTATACAAATATTATATTGTTATTTGTTGTATTATTTATCATAACGTATATTATTGAAAACGTAGTTAATAAACATTCATATACCAAAGGAAAACCGATAAATAAAGTTGTATTACCGGATATTATACAAGACAATATAAAAAAAATAGAGCACCTTGATGTAATAAGTGACTTATTTACTTTATCTGTTTCATTTATTTTCTTTATTACTTTTATTTTAAATGGTCAATACAAGTACATTATCATTTTTATTTTTATTCATTTAATATTTCGATTTATAGCATATATATATTTTGTATCTACTACTCTACCCGATAGTAGTAAAAAATGTAAGTATTCTTCTAATTTGTTTAGTAACGGAATAAATATGGGTTCGTGTAATAACCTTGGGATTAGTTTACATTTTGTAGGTATAGTAATTCAGATATTACTCATTGCGCGTTATTATGGTTCAAGTTATTGGTTACTATATATCGCTGTATATATTTGCGGGTTCATATTAATATGTGCATCAAGAAACCATTATACAATTGACTGTATCACATCTACATTTGTAGCATTAGTTTTTAATTATGAAATTGATAATATTCAACGCTTACTTAATTACGTATTAGGTAAAAATTATTTCAATATATAATTAACAAATAATTAACATATTATGTGTTAGATTATATGTTAGATTATTATGTTATTAAATAATAATCTAATAGTATAATAATTATATAATTTTTAATTTGAACGCGGAATACCCTGAGCTAACATTTGAGCCTGCGACAATGGTATTGATGGCGATAACATTCGACTTTGTAAATCGTATCGAGAAAGATACAAATTTTTAAGATCACTAGTTTCGTATCCAAATGGTTGACTGCTATCTAGTGCTGATGCAAATACAAAAGGTGTATTGGATTGTACATCGGGATTTTGAGACCCAGTATATAAAGGAGGACAAGCTCCACAATTATTACAAGCAGATATTGAATTTGCTTGTATTATTTTGGTTGCATTATGTTGTAAAAAATTTCTATAATCCCAATTTGATGTAATATTATTATTCTCGCGTATTTTTTCATTCACAACAGCACCAGGTTGCCATGTAGCATAATTGCGACCATCGGACATTATTGGAGGAAAATTAAAATGAATATTATTTGACCCTGCATAACAAGTAGCCCAAGACATTGTATAATATATACTAAAACTAGATAAAAATAATATGAATATGAATTATTAACAAATTTATATTATTTTATAAAATCACTATTGGTCAATATTAATTACTGTAACATTTTAATAAGATCTTTCTTTGACAACTTATTAATAGATGATTCACTCATATGATTTCCTTCTGATACAAATTTAGTCTTTAGCATTTGTCGTAATGCTAATACAGTCATTCCGTTGTAGTCTACACTAGTATCGTTGTTTTTATTCTTAAATACAGTAGTTACCGATATATTATCTAAAGAGTTATCTATGGCCATATTTGTACATTCTTCTAAAGTTTGTTCTTGTTTTTGTTCTACAGTATCCTTAATTTCGTGACTTTCATCTTCATTCTCAGCTGAAGACTCTGAATCTGATTCTGATTCTGATTCATCTTGGCATTCATCATCATCATCATCATCTTCATTATATTCAGTCTTATCTTCTACTGTTTCGTTATTAGGATAAAGGGGGTGTGTTAATTCGATTACTTTTATATCGGATCCCGTCAAATGTTCAACTTTATGTGAATCATGATTATTAGTAATTACTATTTTTTTAGTATTGTTATTATTGTGTACATTACTATTCTCATCAATTTCATCAACCTCATCATCGCTACTATCATCGCTACTATCATCGCACGACTCTGATGATTCGGATGAATCTGTTTCACTATCTTCATCTTCACTTTCATCTTCATCAGATACATCAATTAATTCATTTTTATTTATTTCATTGAATCTATTCATATCTTCCTCAAGATTTTGCAAGTTACCCATACTGATATACTCACCGCCTGACTGATTTGCAACTCCTCTACCTGAATTATTTGTATTCATTGACATTATTACACTTTGTAATACTTTTGCATGTTCACGCTGTGTAAGTTCTAATATTCTAAATTTGTACTTCATATAGTAATATAATGCGGTACCAATAATTAATGTAATAAGTAAATTAAAAATAGTCTGTGAACTAAATAGCGACATCTTTTATTTTTATACATAAATAAAAATAAAATATTTAACGCTATTGTTTATAATTATTATTTATTTTATACATTTTATAAATTTTATTATCAGAATAATATCCGATCATCTATATCTACATTGCACTAAGTATTTTTTTAGTACGTTCAATAATAGATTCAGGATATTCTAAATCATATAAAACTTTTATTCCTCCTTTAATTGTTGATACTCCTTTTTTAAATTTATATAAATATTCAACGTTATAATCAGACTTAATCTCTACACTCATATGATAATTTTTAACATGTCGATTTGATTTCAAATTTGTACATAACTCTATATAGTGGGTTGTTAACATAAGGTCAACATTTTTCATATTTGAAAGATGGTCTATATATCCGTATGCACTTGCTACAGCTTCGTATGGATTAGTTCCTGAGTATAATTCATCAAAAATGCAAAAATGATTTTTAGTATTTTCTTTTTCTAAACAGTCCAATATTTCTTTACATCTTCTAGACTCCGCCTGGAATAAACTATCGCGTCCAGATGTATCTGGTATATTTAAATAACAATGCAAATAATCATATGGTCTAATATGTCCTGTCTCATAGAATCCATATCCAATTTGCTGTGATAATATAATATTCAATAGTGTTGATTTAATAACAGTTGTCTTACCGGCAGCATTGGGTCCCGTAATAATTATTTTTTTATCTATAACAACATCATTTTTTACAGGATTTTCATATGGTGGATAATATAACTTCGTAAATCTTGTATATTTAGTAATGTCTTTTAATGTATCCGTCTTATCCGTCTTATCTGTCTTATCCGTTTTATTTGTTGTATGTGACATACAAGACTCGCGAGACATGCAAGATTTTTCTGAAGTACTCTTATCCTTAGATTTACTCTTATTTTTCTTCTTTTTATTTTTAGCCTTTCTATTTGTTTCATCTTTTGATTCACTCTCGCAGTTATGAGTTTCACTACTATCGTCACAAACAGGTTCGCTAATAAAAGAACACGAATTAATTTTACCATCATTAATCAAAACACTTAAATGATCTACATGTTCGTAAAAAGAGTTAAATCCAAAACTATAATCAACACTTTGTTTCATGTCATTATCTACAAATATTTCATAATTTAATTTCATTATTTTACCAATATCCATCATTTTTCCTAATGAAATTTTAAATGGTTTTATTTTACTAAAAATATTACATAATTTTTCTAACTTCTGTTTGTTACACTCCATATCTTTCACAAATTCGTGATACGTTCCTAGTTTACTAGCAATCTGTATAATATGATTCATATTTTCTATGGTATAAAGGAAATAGTCACGAAGTATAAATATATTTGTATGAATCAGTATCATATTTTTATAGAATCTATAACAAGACATAATATTTTGATATACTTGAATAATATAAAATACAACAGACATTAAAAGATAAATTCTTTTATCCCAAGACATACTTGAAAAATCCATTAATGAAAACATTTTTCCTATAGGATGAGTTGCAAATATTTTTCGAAGAGTTGCAATGTAACCAGAAACTGTTATATCTACTTTTTGAAATTTTAGAATAAAAAAAGGTATTATAAGCAATATAATAGGAGAAAGTAGCGAAATTACAGGGGATGTAAGATTATAAATACTTAATAGTTGCAAAAATCCAGGCGACTTGTTTAGTCTATCAAGAATTGGTACATCGATATAATTAAAACGTTGTTTAAAGTTAGTGTCACCAGCAATATCGATCCATAGTTTATCTATTTTTTCATAAATTTCATGTGGGTTAATTGTTATTTCATTATTTCCTTTACCGCTATTTTCTAATATCATTTTTACATCAGCTTTTAAATCACCGCCATATTTATTAACATAAGACTTATAAAATATTTGCGAGTCCTTTAAAAAATTAATATTTGTTGTATAATATTTACTCCATTTATTTAAAAATTTTTTAGCAAACACTGAATCCGGTTTTAAAATATGTGCATACATCGGATTACCAGACGGATCTTTTGATTCGACTAATTCTAAATCGTTTAAAATGTTTGTATTTAATTCTTGTTTATCTTCTAAATATTCAATTGGCAACTTAAATGATGTTTCACTATTTGTAAATATTGGTGTATTTATATTTACATGCGAAGGTAAAGATTCTAATAATGTGTTTATATGAACATTATTATTTTCCGTTTTTCCCATTTTATCATTCAACGATTCAAGTTTTTTTATTTGTTCTTCTCTTAACTGTATTAAATAACTATTAATATCAAACATTTGTGCAAATATATATGAATAAATATTAATAATAAAATAAAATTACGAATATTATAATTTATTATTAATATATATAGGATAAATTACCTAATGCGAAAATTACCTATTGAATATGAAAATCCAGTCGATCGTATATGCGTTAACCATATAGATACTATTCAACCATATTTTTTTAAACTTGGATTTACACCTAACATGCTTACTACAATTTCTCTAATTTCTAGTCTTATCTCAATGTACTTTTTTGTAAATAATAAAAAATATTATACACTTTTATCAGTTCTATTTTTTGGGTTAGCTTATTATTTTGATTGTTTTGATGGATATTTTGCAAGAGCCTACAAAATGACTAGTACATTTGGAGACTTTTATGATCACGCTTCAGACGCATTCAAAGGTTTTTTATTTTTATTACTGATTTATAAATATTTTAATTCGGATTTTATACTTTCTATTTTATTAACTTTTATATTTTTATTTTTTGGAGTTATACATATTGGATGTCAAGAAATTTACTATAATAAACCATCATATACATTAGATCTTTGGCGACATTTTTGTCCGTGTAAATATTTTAATATTAGTCTAGATAAATGTTTAAAAATAACTAAATATGGAGGAGTTGGAACTTTACAATTAATGCTAATATTTTTAATAATTTATATAAAAAATAAAAAATTATTACATAAAATAATATCGAGATATTTGTAAAATCATAATTCACAATACTATATTTTTTTATAATAAAAATTATACAGTTATATATAATTTTTATCTAATTCAAATCATTTTTTAATTTGTATATTATAATCGTTTTATAAATTAATCAATTAATCAATTAATCAATAACGATATTTGAAGGCAACTCGTCAACGATCGTATGATAATGACGTTCAATTTCTTTCATAGTCTTAACATCCCATCTTGTAACAAAATTTATAGCCGTCCCTTTGCGACCCCATCTTCCAGACCTCCCAATACGATGTAAATAATTAAATATACATTTTGGTAAATCAAAATTCAAAACAGTACGCACCTGTTGTACGTCAATGCCACGAGATGTTACATTTGAAGAAATTAAAACCCTATGTTTTCCAGCTTTAAAATCCATATAGGCTTCATCCCGCTTTGTTTTCTCCATGTTACTATGAATACAGCATACAGGAAACCCGTCATTAATCATTGCATCTGTTAAATCCATCACACGCTTAATGCTATTACAATAAATAATACACTGTGACATTGAAATAATATTAAAAATATCTTTCAAAGTTGCATATTTCTGTGAGTCATCATTAAGTGCAACATAGTATTGTTTAATACCTTCCAACGTAAGCTGTTCTGATTTTACTAAAATTCTCACAGGATTACGCATAAATTTATCTGTAAGCGTTTGCAATTCATTTGGTAATGTAGCACTGAATAACCCAACCTGTACATCCGAATTTAAATATTGAAAAATATTATATATTTGGTCTTTGAAACCAATCGAAAGCATCTCATCTGCTTCATCTAATACAAGAAGATTTATGTCTTTTGATACTATGTTATTTCTTCGCATCATATCATAAACACGCCCAGGGCATCCGACAATAATATGTGGCATTATATTCTTTAAATGATGAGCATCCTCATCGGTAGATGTACCACCAATAAGAAGATGGTACCTGAACCCTTTATTCAATGCCCCAATACTAGTAATTACATCATAAATCTGTTTTGCAAGTTCTCTTGTAGGTGCCAAAATCATTGCCTGAGTTTTATTTATATTAGGTTTCACATTTTGTAAAACACCAATCGTAAAAACACCTGTTTTACCTGTGCCTGATTGTGCTTGTGCAATAATATCCTTTTTATCAAACATAGTCAAAAGTGCTTTGCGTTGAATCATACTTGGACTATCAAACCCATAAGCATAAATTCCTCTCATGATATCTTCATTAATTACACCTTCTAAGTCTTCCCATTTTTCAAATTCTTTCGGAATATATTCGGGCTCATCTTTATCTACAACACGATTATGAGAGTTAGATATAGTCAGAGTATTTTGTTCATTATTTGCCTCTACAACTTCGTTTCTATTCTCTATGTTCAACCCAGGACCCATCGGGTTACTATACCCATTGTTATAACTATTTCCATTTGAACGAACAATATTTCGATTATTTCTCCTATTATCATATCTTACACTATTGTCATTATTGTTTCCGTATGACGATGGTACTGACATTTTGGATCCATCGTCGTTTTTGTATCGATTATTATTATTATTATTATTAATATTATTGTTATTATTATTATTATTTAGACTATTCTGTTCATCCTACATACGGCTCTCTTATCCTATAGATTTTTTTTTTATTTTCACAATAGTATATAAATCATAAAATCATTTTAAGCGAAATATAATGATAAATATATATATCAAATTACGAGTTAGATAGGGTCTTGGTTTTGGATTATTTTCTTAATAAAATGACATTTATCTTATTTGTTAAAAATTATTTCTACTTGTACAACTAGTTAATGTTTACTGAGAAGTCATTGACTTATTTTATTTTACAATATTAGTAGTCTTTTATATAAATAATTTATATATATTTGTATAATGAAAGTAAATATTGTACCTTTAACTTTTAATGCTAAACCTAGATGTTTTGAAATTAAGCTTAAAAATCATCAGATTTTTATTTATTCGATATGTCCTTACCAAATTATCTAGATTACTATGTTACATATGTTGCAAAAGTCATCTTATTCTAAGATTGAGCATTTTCATTTTAAACTAATACAACCTAATTTACTTATCTAATGGA